TGATGAAAAGTGGAGCACTTTAAGAAGTGCCCATGGCTATTGCTATTATTTTTTACCACGAGCACTTCATGAATTACTTTTTCTTTTTAGGCTTTACGTGCTCGCCCGCTTTCCTCGCTTCAGAAAGCCCGATCGCAATAGCCTGTTTTCTATTTTTTACCATAGGTCCTTTTTTAGAACCTGAATGGAGCTTTCGCTCAGCGAACTCTTCCATAACTTTCTTCATCTTATTCATTTTTGGCTTAGCTTTTGCCATTTTGCTTTTGCAATGTTTGCATTTAGCCATGCTATTCTTTTTCATAATTATTCCTCTACTAATGCGTCAATATAGGGACTACCAAAATAACCCACCGTAGGCCATTCATGATGCTGAGCCATTCTGGGTAGATTAGCCATAGCGTTGCGATCTTCACGGATTAAGCCCGAGTCGGCTACTTCCTGTTTTCTACGGGGATCAAGGCCAGCGTAAAAAGTATTCCGAGCATCCATAACGCTATCCATAGTACGGTCGCTGTGTTGCTGTGCCAAAAGCTGCTGTTCAGCATATCTATCTACCTGTTGACTGCGGTTAACAGAGCGGCTTTTTTGGGTCGTCGTCAGGGAATCTTTGCTTTTATCTTTGTATATTTGAGCCATTAGCGCACCCTTTGAGTGTCTTCGTATAACAATCTTTTACGTAACTCAGATTGCTTCTTGTTCTGCTTTTTTTGATTAGCAGGTATCCCTAAGATACGAAATGCAATCTTACGTGCTTTACCTTTAGGCCGAGGCATTGAAGGCATATAAACTCCTTTCTTCAAAAAGGGCGGATCGAAATGTCCAGCAATCCGCCCCCGTACCAAGAGTAAATAAGGGAGTGTTAAAACTTGTGTGGATCAAACGTACGTCGACGTTGTGAATCATCTTCATCCATTTGACGATCAATGCCACGTATCGTGTCATCAAGATCTTCGGGCATGTACGGTCCAGTCATAGGATACGGCTTGATCATTACTTCTTGAGGAAGATTAGCAATAGCGCGACGATCTTCGCGGATCATGCCACCATCTTCAGCTTCCTGAGTGCGTTTTGCGTCACTACCTGCATAATGTTCAGCACTTCTCATGCTCTTCATTTTTCCGTCGCTGTATCTTTTTGCCATGGTTTTGGCCTTTCGTAGAAACTGCTTACCTATTAGGCAGCAAGGGGTGTACCTCTAACTACATTAGACTGCATCTGAGGTTCTTGTAATGCAGCCTCCTGTTGCTTCATTATATGAGAAAGCTGAATAAGCTTCTCTATCTGATTAATATCTATTTGATCTATCTCTTTAAGAGCTTTAACGAGATTAAGCAGGCCAATCTCTTCGTCCTTATGCGCCTGTGCTTTTCGTTCCTCAGCTAATGCATGGTTCTCTTGGACTCTACTTACGCGTTCTATGCCAAGACCCTCGTCGGCAGTAGCGCGAGCTCTAGCCAGTTCAATCTTAGCGCGTTGTTCTTCCATAGCAATTTCCGCCTGTTGCTGTTGCATTTGCTGTGCTTGCTGAGCATTATTACGCACCGCTTCAACAAGTTTAGTCTTGTTTTGAATAGTAGCGGCATCAAGTAATAGATCATCAGGTATAGGAACGCCCACTTCACGTAACTGGAGAAGCTGAGCAAAGTTCATTTGCTTTTGTGTGGCAGTATTTAAACCTTCTTCTACCACTGCGTTATAGCGACCGAACGCCTTATTATAGAATTGTGGCGACGGTTCTTCACCACCAAGTATCTTCTTAACTTTTCCTGGCGTGAACGATGTTTGAATAAGTTCCATGCAGATCTTGCCAAGGAGCTTCTGGGAGAAGTCCAACTGATCAAACAGTATTTGTAGAGTTGTTAGCCCTGCTCCTTGGCGAAGCATAGATAATACGCCCGCCTTGTCATCCATTGCGCTACCGAGTAACTCTTCATTTACTCCCGAGATCTGTGAAATCTCTTGGCCCAAGAGCTCGGAGAGCTGAATCATTGAAGGTGGAATTGAAGGGGGTAGGATTTGTTCTACATCGGACATTTGAGCTTCTTCTTTAAGGGCAAGACCACGGCCTTGTCCACTCAAAAACACGTCCTTAGGATTTACGAGTGCGTTCTCTTTATATTTAAATCCAGAGTTAATTTGAGATTCAAGTATGTCTAATTCTATGATGCGACGTCTATTATATAAAAACTGTGCGTCTCTCAGTCCACGAACTACGCCCTGAACACGGTAGGGAAAATAGGGCATTTGCGGATTGTAATACGCCAGCACGGGCACGAACGGATACGTGTCTAATCCCAATACATTAGGGCCATGATACATGACCTTACCCTGCACAATGATAGCCTGACGTACCGTAGGAACCGTCTGTTCTATGACCGTAATGGTCGGATAAATTCTGAGGAAATCCTTAAGCGCATCCCCATCAGTGCTCTTCCATTCCATCGTCTCGCCAGTCTGCGTATCGACCAGCATCTTTTGCTCTCTAAAATCCCGATAGTAATATTCATCGTATGTTAATAGATGATTTGTTGAATAGCTGTAACTTTCTGGCAGGTAGATAAACTTGCCATCACGCGATGATCCCTGATCGTTGCCATGAAGGCCGAGAATCTCTTCTTCCTGGTCGGGCATAAGCGATATAATTTCACGCTTGGTAAGAAAGTTGCGCTTCCATATATAGTTACAATCACTTAAATCTTTTTTACGGAAGAATGGATCTATTAAGTAACTATTATAAGAGCAATTATCTATGCGTATATTTCCTGAAATAGGATCGCTACGATAATCCATCCAGACCTAAAGGAGATTCATGCCGGTTACTAATGCACCGTGGAACGAATCGGAGATAGTTTCTAAGACCGATTCTTGATTATGGACCCATAAAAGGATCTTAGAGAATTGATCTGCCGTTACTTGATCGCCATTTTCTACAGGAACCACGATAGTAGACTTACGATTACGGCGCTGATGGCCATCGATCATGTTGACGACGCGACGGATTCTATTAAACGTAGATTGTCTGCGTCTATTAGCAGGAAGATTACCATAGATATCGTTCCATAGCGTCTGATCATTTTCAGCAAAACGGGTATCAAGATCCAATTTTTCTGTTACTTTATTGACTCTTTCGAGCGGGATTCCCTCTTCGGAGATTCCTCACCATGTTTCCATGGTGTTCAGACTATCGCTTCGCTTTCGCGCCTTCTCACTTAGTCGTTCACGGTGCTTTCGCTTCCGCCTTGTCACGCTCGTCTTTACGTTAGCGCTTCCAAGTCAATCAGAGAAGGTTTAACGAGACCAATATTAATAAGCCTCGGACCAGAAAGATTGATTTATCGTAATACTTTCTGCATAGGCTGCTTCCATACGAGACAAGATTCCTTTATCTTTCTCATTACCATAAGCAGGCCCAAGATTCGGAAATATCATATCTACTATCCTTCTCAAGCATAGAGCAGTGGAAAATACCATCGCTATTATGCCGATAGCCTATAACCGAAAATGGTTTGCGATCAAGAATTATTTATCACTTATGCAAACATTTATTACTTGTACCAGCTCTGGATACTGTTTTTTAAGTTCTTCAAACGTAGCGGGCGTTTTATTTACAATAGCCTGGTATCGCAAATGGGCACCATCTACGTGAGCCAAGATCATAATCTGGCTTGAGACTGGATCGGCTGGCATTAATGTCGTTGCGGCAAGTAATGCCAGCAATAATAGTTTTTTCATTCTTTATTTCCTACAAAATCTGATACCACTTTTAATTTAGCCTCATCGAATAGTTCATAAAGCTTTTGATAACAATTAAAACATAAATCGAAGTTTCCACTAGCGCCCCTAAATCCAACGATATAGTTACTACTCGTAAAAGTTTCTTTGCATTTATCGCATGTATAGTTTAATTCACTCATTTTTTAAACCATTCCTCATGTATGCACGTCTTTTCATTCTCACGGCCAATCAATATGCCAGAATATACCCGACCATTAAAGAGATATTCCCGTTTGTAACGTGGATTCTTAGACGTCATGAACTGGTTAAACAAGAGGAATTCTCGTAACAGAATCGGTTGGGCAGAGCTCTTCGATACCAGCTCGATGTATCTATAAAGCTGAGGAAATCGATGCACATTCTCGAATAGATCCTGTGAGGGAGAAGGATAGTGCACAAGGTCCTGTAGTACAAACCTTCTACCTTTATACGGTCCTGATGTGAGCGGAACAATGAGCGGCGTGCGTGGCTTAATATGTATACCTAAATGCTTTCTAAGATCATCAATAAAGTGCGCGTTACAACGAACAGTACAAGCAATAAGTAACGCAAGAAAATAGAATTTCATAACCGCCTCCAAATATAAAAAAAGCCTTTCTGGACGTCGATTCCAGATTGTTTATACTATGTACCCCATACTATCATACTAAGCTAAGAAGGAAAATATCATGCCACCAACATGGCCTACCCATCCAGTAGTCATAAATACGTCTATCGAGACGGTTATAATATTTGTTTTATTCTGTGCGATATTTATATATTTTCTTAACAAGAATCTTTAATAATCAGGAAGATCTGTCCTGAAAACCGCGGGCATTCTATCATTATATCCGCCTACTGCTTCACGATAACGCTTATCAAGATCCTCAGCAGATAGGCCATCCTTAGTTTTGGGTAAGCTTAAGCAGAGGTAACGCATTGCATCAGCCCCGTGGCTCGCCCAATTATGTAGAGGAACACGCTTGTATACGCGGGTTTTATCGTTCCATTCGTAACGGTAGTTCTCTAGGGCTTTGATCAGCAATGCACAGGTCTTGTCGTCGATCCACATCTTGGGTAACGATGTTTGTACATATTCTATGCCGTCTTCAAGTGACACATCATCCACAAGAGTAGCCTTGATGCCTAGCTGTCTGGCTTTCTCTACGCGGGTAAACTTGAGCCCACCCCACTCAGTCACTCTCATATCATGTGGGAAGAAATGCTTACCATAAATGTATGGCTTTTCGGCTAATCTCTTCACAAAGTATTCTAAGTTCTCATTAGACTTCTCTATATAGTCTATTACGCGCACCGTTTGGCCTATAGATTGAAAGAAAATGATGCACGTGGCATCTCTACCTATATCCCATGCGGTATGTACCTTAAAGGCACTTTCCCACGGTACTGGCCCGATCTGGCCCTTAAGTCTGAGATTGTTAATAGTCTTAGCGTACACGCTTCCCTCTATGCCTAGGGAGAATGAACAGTAAAATTCTTGCTGGTAAAGGTC